AAAAATTTGAGTGATATAAAAAATCTTGGCCATAAAGGCCTTGATATATAAGGGTTAAGAAATATGATTAACCCTATCAATCTTACTCTAAAGGAGGTGAAGGATAATGGCAATTGAAATATTTAAGCTAGTCGGTTCAATAATGGTTGATAATGATAAGGCGAAAAAAAGTATTTCTGATACTGGAAAAACTGCTGAAGAAACAGGTAGCAAATTTGATAAATTAGGAGATTTAGCAAAAAAGGCAGCTGGAGTTATAGGAGCAGTATTTACAGCAAAGGCAATTATAGACTTTGGAAAGACTTGCATTAATGCAGCAGAAGCATTAGAGCAAACTATGAAAAAGACAAATGTTATATTTGGTGAAAGTGCAAGTATTGTAGAAGACTGGGCATTATCTAATGAAAGGACTTTTGGATTAGGTAGTGGAACTATACAAGGATTTATGAATGATATTGCAGATATAACTCAAGGTATGGGAATGGCTAAAGAATCTAGTATAGATTTAGCCAAAGGAGCTACTGAATTGGGAGTACAATTAGCCAATTGGAATGGAATAGATGCAGCAACTGCTATAAATGATATTCAATCAGCTATGACAGGAAGCACTAAGGGGTTAGAAAAGTATGGTATTAAAATAAATGATGCAGCTAAAGAACAAGCCATGTTAACTTTAGGATTAAGTGGAACTTATGACAAATTAGATAATGCAACAAAAGCACAAGTAATATATCAAGCTGCATTAGAAGCTTCAGGAAATGCCGTTGATTATTGGAATGAAGGAAATAGATCCATGGGTTTTTATATAAATGAAGCTAAAGAGCAGTTTGGGAATATAACTGAAACCATAGGGGGATTCTTCTTACCTATAGCAAAAAAAGCTTCTGAAATGTTTGCTGACTTTGTTTCTAATCTTAATTTATTTGTAGTTAAAATAGCTGAAGGAATAAATTCATTTAGAGAAGGAATGGCCGAGGGAGAAGACATAGTAGATAATATTTGGTATGTGTTCAAAGAAGTATTTGGGATTGATTTGCCAGATACAGTTCTTAATATGATTAATAGCGTTGTTGAATATTGGAAAACTCTATGGGATATTGCTTTAGATATATGGAATACTATAGGCGCACCTATTTTTGATATATGCAAAGAGGTATTTATGGATTTAATGGCTAATAGTGATATTATATTTAATGCTATAAGTACTTATTTCGATATAATGACAGGAACTATAAAAACTGTTTGGGAAAGCATATTGAAGCCTGTATTTGAATTTATAGTTGATATATTACAAACTACAAGGGAATATTTCCAAGAGAATTTTAGTGGCATGAGTGGAATATTTAGTGACTTTGTTTCTACTATGAAAAACTTTTGGGAAGGTGCATTACAACCAACTATAAAGGCCATAGGAGAATTTATAAAAACATTCTTATTACCAGCTTTTAAGTTTGTATTTGAAAATGGTATATTGCCTGTAGTCGGTCAAGTTTTTAATGGAATTAAGGATTTATGGAATAATTCTTTAAAACCTATTCTTAATGGAATTATAGATTTTGTACAAGGTGTATTTAGTGGTAATTGGAGTAGAGCATGGGAAGGTATAGTTAATATAGTTAAAGGAATATTTGGTGGAATAGTATCAGCAGTAAAGGCACCACTTAATTCTGTTATAGGTTTAGTTAATAAATTCATAGGAGGATTAAATAAATTATCAGTACCAGATTGGGTTCCTGGAATAGGAGGTAAGGGAGTTAATATTCCTAATATACCTATGTTAGCAAAAGGTACAGATTATTTTTCAGGCAGTGCTTATGGGAATTTAGCTATTGTTGGTGAAAAGGGTCCTGAACTTGTTAATCTTCCAACAGGGTCAAAAGTAAATACAGCTAAGGAAACTGAAAGCCTATTATCAGTAGCTAATGGAGGAACATTTATATTTCAAAGTATACTTAATGACAAAGTTATAGCTGAAACTATTGCTAGTGCAGCTGATATAGTAAATGGAAAAAGATTTAATCTAGCAGAAAGGGGATTAGTATTGTAATGAATGGTATTATAAAAGGGAATAAACATAGCTTTAAAGATTTCAATATAACTATTGCTAAAAGAGATATTGGTATTCCTAAAAAGAATAAAATTACAGAGAAAATCCCTTTCTCTAATGTTACATATGATTTTTCATTACTATATGGAGAACAAACATATGATGAAAGATCATTATCTTATACATTTAATATTATAGGTAAAAATAAAAATGATATGAATGTTAAGAAAACAAATATTTTAACTTGGTTAATGGATGGTGGAAAAGAAAAACTCTATGATGATACTATTCCAGGAGTTTATTTTTTAGCTGAAGCCCTTGAATCTTCATGGAAAGAAAATTTACATGATGGTCAATTAACTGTAAAATTTGAAGCTTATCCATTTAAAATTAGAGATATTGATGAAGGTGATATTGCCTGGGACGACCTTATATTTGAATTAGATGTACTTCAGGAAACTATTTTTAATATTAATGGTAGTAAATCTATAGAGTTATATAACAATGGAGTTAATAGAATAGTTCCTAGTATTATTTGTGATTCAGAAATGGATTTAACAATAAATAATTCAATTTATAAATTAAAATCAGGTGTTAATAAGGATAATAGAATTTATCTAAATAAAGGCTCAAATTCTATAAAAGTAACTGGTAATGGTAATATAGAATTTAAATTTAGGAAGGAGCTATTATAATGTATAGAGTAACTATAGAAAATAATAATATAGAAACTATAATAAATGAAGTAAGTACAGATAAATATGCTCAAAGAATATCTGGAACTGTCAAGCAGGGTATAAACTCTATTGACAGTTTTTCTTTTACTATTTTGCCTAATAACATTGGATATAATTTAATATTTCCTATGAAAACAATAGTTAAAGTATTTAATACATTAACTAATAATTATGAGTTTATTGGAAGAGTATTAACTCCAACTGAAAATTTAGATGCTTCAGGATTAGTAAGTAAATCATTTTTATGTGAAAGTGAATTAGCATATTTACATGATAGCAATCAAGATTATGGAGAATATCATAATATATCGCCACAAAAGTATTTAAAAGTTATTTTAGATAAACATAATTCTATTGTAGATGATTCAAAAAAATTTACATTAGGTGAAGTAACTGTTGAAGATAATAATGATAGCATTTTCAGGTATTTATCTTATGACACTTCATGGAAAAATATAAATGATGATTTATTAAATAATTTAGGTGGAGAATTACAAGTTAGATATGAAGATGAAACTAAATATCTTGATTATTTAAAAGAAATTGGAACTACTTCTGAAACTGATATAAGGTTAGGTAAGAATATACAATCTATATCTAGAGAAAAAGATCCTACTAATTTCTATACTAGAATTAAAGTTTTAGGAACTAAATTAAAAACAATAGATGAAGAAGGAAATGAAATTGATACTGAAGAAAGATTAACAATTAAATCTGTAAATTATGGATTAGATTATATAGAAGATTTAGAAGCTATTGAAATGTTTGGAGTAATTGAAGGTATTATAAAATTTGATGATGTTAATACTCCAGAAATATTACTAAGAAAAGGAAAAGAATATTTAAACTCACAAAAAATTAATATATCTAATAAATTGACAGCCTTAGATCTTGCAACAATTGGATTAGATATTGATACATTTAGAGTAGGTAATTATCACAATTTAATAGTAGAAATTTTTGATATTGATTATTTAGTTAGAATAATAGAAAAAACTATAGTAATCGAAAATCCTCAAAAATCTAGCATTACATTAGGTGACAAAGAAGAAGATATAAAACAGTATCAAATAAATATAAAAAAACAAGCTAATAAAGCAACTGAAATAGAAGAAAAAGTGAATGTACAAGCTTTCAGAATTTCTGAAGCTAGCAAAGCTATAAATACAACTTCTAAATCATTAGAACAAGTAAGTTCGGAGGTATCTAATTTGGGTAATAGCACAAATGAAACTATAAATAAAATGGTTGAAAGCATACATCTTTTAAGTGAAACAGTAATTAATATTAATGATAACTTAATTAGTATTAATGACACTCTAGACACTATAAATACATCTATAACAAAGATAAATGAGGATATTATTTCTTTAGATTCAAGAGTTAAAGTGTTAGAAGGAGGAGAGATTATTGGTTAGAAAAACAGTAGATGAAGCAATAAAAAAACTAAGGGCAGCATGGACTGGTAAAGAAGTTAGAGATAGAATGGCTGATACTATTGAGGCTATAAATGATGAAGTTATTGATACTACATCAAAGCAAGAAAAATTGAATACAAAGTTTAATGATCTAATAATTAATGCTGGAAATTCAAATGCAGAAGTTGCTACAGCTAGAAAAGGACATGCTACAGTAGGTGATAGATTAGATGAATTTGATTCGCAATTGGATACTAAAATGAATATTGATGATAAAATAAAAGTTTCTCAAATAGATAAAAATAAAGGTAAGTTCGACCAAACATATTTTACAGATGAATTTCTACAACAGATGGTAGGGAATACACCAGTAAATGCAGTTCCAGCAGATGGTGGAGTAACAACTGAAAAATTAGCAAATGAAAGTGTAACATTTGAGAAAGTTTCGGATAAATCAGCATTAACAAGTCTAAATCCCTACAATTTGTTTAATAATTCATTACTTAAACAAGAAGTAGGAGGATGGCAACTTAATAAAAATGCTTCATTTTATGATGAAGTTATAAAAATTGATGGTTTCAATACAATTCGAGTTGTTAAAGATGAGGGTAATGTTCAAAATAATCATTTTTACCAAAGTAAAAAGGATTTAAAGGACAAAACCCAATATGTAGTATTAGCAGAGGTATATTGTGAAAAAGCAAGTAGAGTGCGAATACAATGGTATAGATATAAGGACAATGTATATGTTGATAGTTTACCTTCAGAACATTATTTAAATGTTGGCAGAAATATAATAAGTGCTACATTCACAACAGATTATACAGTAGCAAGTGAATATAGAATTGCATTTGGACTTAGTAATTATGGAACTGTATGGTTTGGAAAACCAGTATTAATTGAATCTAAAATAGAAAATAAATATTTTTCAAATTATGATGGGACAACTCACATTGAATCTAAACTTAATAAAGTTATAAATGAAGTTCAGTTTAATCCTAATAACTTAAATCTAGAACATGGTAACCCTGTTGGTTGGAATATAAAAGCAGATAAAACAGAGTATTCAGAAATTGAAATTGATGGATTTAAGACTTTGAGAGTATGGAGTGATGATGGAGCAACCGCAATACCATACAAAGGAATAAAATTTGACGAGCCGTTCTCGGGTAAATTAACAACATCAATGAAAGTAAAAGTAGTTCTAAGAGAAGGTATGTCATATCCAGTAACAATTTATGCAACTTCATTAGGATACCAAACAGGAGCAACTACAGGAGCAACTACAGTACAGAAAGGTTATGTCATTAAAAAAGATGGTATATACGAAATTGCAGTAACTCAAGATTATAATAATTGGGGTAAAATTCATGCTTGTTTTGAACTTAAAACAAATGCGGTTGAATGTTATATAAATCAATTGACAGTAGTTCATGGAGAAAACCCTCAACCACATACAATAACATCAATGTTTAATGTTATGGGAAAACATGAAGAAGAAATAAAAGAATTATATAATTTAATAGATGAAACAGAAAAAAACTATTCAATAAATCCCTTATGGGGAAAGATTATTGCATTAAATGGTGATAGTATATGTGCGGGAACAGTTAATGGTGGTGGATATGGAGTTATAATAGCAAATAAAAATAATATGACATATCAAAATGTAGCAGTTGGAGGAGGAACTATAACTGCTGAAACTTATCAGTTACCAGAAAATTATCCAAATTTAACTAAACCTAAGGCTAGACATTGGATAAGTAGGACAATATCAAAAATGAGAGATGATGCAGATTACATAATATTAGAGGGTGGAATAAATGACTTTTGGAATAAGGTTCCTTTAGGAGAAATTACACCTAATTATACATCTGCACTAGATGATACTACTTTTTGTGGTGCATTTGAAAGCATGTTAAAACAGGCAGTATTAAAGTGGCAAGGTAAAAAGATTGGATTTATCATAGTTCATAAGATAACTAATACTTATTATCCGTATGGAAACTCAACACCAGGAAAGTTTGAATTATATAGAGAGAAAATAATAGAAATTTGTAATAAGTGGAGCATACCATATTTAGATTTATTTAATTGTAGTGGTTTAAATGTGAATATACAAGAAATAAAACAAAAGTATACTACAAAAGGAGATGGAACACATCCAAATGCAGAAGGATATGAACTATTTTATGTACCTAAAATAGAAGCTTGGATGAAAACACTTTAAACAATAATTGATTTAAAATAGGAGGTATAATATATGTCATGGTACAACTTTACTAAAAGAAAATGTATTAATTGTGGTTATGAGTTTAATCAAAGTAATGATACGTTATCAATTAATACTAATAAATATAATAAATGTCCTAAATGTTTTAGTGATAGTAAATCTACAGAAAAGAACTCTATGACTATTGAGGATTATTATAAAAATAAAAGTAGTATATGACATTAGATTTATATTGTTCGTAAAATCAACTAAAAAAGATAAGCAAGAAGTTAGAGTAAATCTAGCTTCTTTTTTAATATAAAACATTAAAAAAGGAAGGTGTAAAATGAATGAAATGACAACGCTATTTAATACTTTTGTATTTCCAGCAGCTCTATCTATTCTATTAATATGGTTTCTATATAAAAAGATATGGCCAAGAATAGAAACAACATTAGATAGAGTTACTAAAACAAATGAGGAGTTAAGTACAAGTAATAGAATCTTAACAGAAAATTTAGTGAAGAAAGTAGATCTCGTAGATAACAAAGTAAATTCCATGGAAAATAAATTAGATAGAGTATTAATAGAAAGAGGAGAGTGTTAATCATGGATTTAAATTTTTTAAATGAATTTTTAGTTGTTATAGTTTTAGCGTTTTGCTTAGGTATAGGTTTTATTATTAAATATTCACTAGATTTTATAGATAATAAATATATTCCATTAATTATGGGAGTCGTAGGTGTAGCATTTAATATATTTGTTAATTCAGGAGCAGTTACTCCAGTTGTTATTGTTGGAGGGCTTATAAGCGGACTTGCTTCAACTGGATTATATGAAATGTTTAGGAATTTTATAAGCAAAGAATAGTTTTGAGGGCCAATAGTCTCTCTTTTAATTTATAAAAATATATTAAGAAAGAAGGAATGTTAAATGGTAAATTTATTATTTGATTTAGGTCATGGAGGAAGTGATCCAGGAGCAGTAAATGGAAATAGAAAAGAAAAAAATGATGTTCATATTGCTTTAACAGTAGGGAAAAAAGTTTCATCTGCAGGGCATAAAGTAGATTATACTAGAACTACAGATTGTTCTTTATCATTAGCAGCAAGAAGTTATATGGAGAATCAAGGTAAGTATGATTACTTTATATCATTCCACAGGGATAGCTTTAGTAATACTGATGCAAATGGAGTAACAGTATACACATACAATAATTGTTCAAAAGGAAAAGCAGGAACTATGGCTAGAGAAATCGTTAATGCAATTGCTAATGAAGTTAACTTATATAATAGAGGCGTGAAAGAAGCTAATTTCCATGTTCTTAGAGAAACTAAATGTAGTGCAGTTCTTATAGAGTGTGGATTTATAAGTAATGCTGGAGATAATAAAAAGTTCGATGAACAATATGAAAAAATAGCAACAGCCATAGCAGCAGCCATATTAAGAGTTATAGGTGGTACTATAAATGAAGATAAACAACAAAATGTAACACAAACTGTACCAATAGCTAAATATAGAGTTAAAATTAATGGAAAACAGATAGGAGCATATGCAAATTTAGATAATGCAAAAAGGGAGGCTGATAAAAATAAAGGTATAGTATATGACATGGCTGGAAATAAAGTTTATCCATATAATAATGATAGTACGGATGAGCGATATAGATATTCTGAAAATGGAAGATTCTATCCAGATAGAACTATTAATGTAAGAACTAATCCAACTACAAAAGCTAATGCAGTTGCTACATACTCTAAAGGTGAATATGTAAATTACGATACTGTAGTAATAGGAGAGATATATAATTGGATAAGTTATATTAGTACTAGTGGAGAAAGAAGATATATGGCTATAAGAGATAAAAAAGGTGATAATAAAATGTGGGGAAGAGCAGAATAATTTGTTTTTTAAATTATTGAATTTATAATTATTAAGGCTAAGTATTTATTAATCTAGATACATAGCCTTTTTTTATTTAGTATTTATTTTGATATATAAGAGTTATATGGATCTTTTCCATCAGAAACTATAGCAAGAGATGAGGTATTAATCCTAAGGTTTAAATCATTAGCAATTAGATATAAAAATTTTTTAATACTTTCCTTTACATAAGTCATATTAGTTTTAGTAAAATAGTTGTATAATTCATATTTTCCAATAGCATTAATGTTATTGGCTCCTACTGGAATAGCAGAACCTATTCCAAGAGAGTTAAATTTATAATGAATTAAATCATTTCTAATATTTTTTGCTAATAAGAAATCAATATATTCCTTACTATTAAATAAATCTGTAGTTGAGATTTTAAAATTAGTATAAATATAAGTGATTTTATCATAAATATTTAATTTTAGGTTTTTATTACTAGTACACTTTATTACGTCGCGAATTATTGTGTTTAAGGAGCTTTCTATATAACTTTCCAACATTAATATTGATACATATCCATACTTAAAGTTATTAAGAAATTCATCTTGGTTTATAAATCCAGGTAAATCAGAATAAAAATTATCATCAGTCATTTTATTGATATTTTGCTCAGCAATTTCTAGAGAAATTATTTCAAGATTTAAATAGTAATCCCATGCCATTGTAGTACCTCCTAAGATTATTATAAGAACAAACTTAACAATTTAAATGTAAAATAAAAGAAATTACTAATAGTAAAATTGATTAGTAGTTACTTTAATTAAATGAAGAGTAAATTTTAGTTTTAATTTTTTTGATATTTATCCAAGTTTGTACTTTTAAATTTTTAAAAAGTTTTTTTATT